CAAGATAAGCAAAGCAAGCAATAAGGCTCCAAAGGCAAAAACTGTCCTTCCCTGAACAATTAATAATGGAGAATGAGAAAGAAATTTTCCGAATAGTCCTGTCAGGCTGACAAAAGGAAGGGCCACCAGAACACTTATAATTCCGTTCCGATACGAAACCACACTGCCATTGATATCGGACATTGATCTGTCGTTCAAGCAGCTTTTCTGGTACGCAAATGTACCCTTAAGATCGTAATTGCGGCAGGAGTCATTCCAGTTATCCTGCTGGCTTGTCCTAAGGTGTCTGGTTTTGATTTTTCCAGAATTTCAATAACCTCTGCCGACCATTTTTTAGCTACTAATTGAGCTATATAATCAAATGAATTTGCTTTTCCTGTACCAACATTCCATATATCTGTTGCATCTATAGTTAAAAATTTTTCCAAAATTTCGCATACATCTCCAATATGAATAAAGTCTCGGAAAATTTCTTTACTACCTTTAAATACTTTAATTTTTCCAGTTTCAATTGCTTGTTTTTTAAATTTATGAAAAACGCTCATCTGCTCACCTTTATGTTCTTCTCCAGGACCATAAACATTAAAAAACCTAAAACCTTGAACATTAATTTGATATTCGTTTACTGAATGAACAAATCTATCAAACAAATATTTGCTCCAAGCGTATGGTGATTGTGGATCTACAGGTGAGTTTTCTTTAAATTCTTTTCCTTGTCCATACACACTGGCACTAGATGCATACATAAATGTTGTTCCAAAAGTATCACATAGTTCTAACATTTTAATACTAAATTCATAATTCTGTTTTAAAATTTTATCAACGTCTTTTTCAGTTGTATCACTAATCGCTCCTAAATGAATTACTCTATCATATTCTTTTGGATCAGGAAAACGTCCGTCTATATAATCATAACCTTCTACTTCATGGCCTTTGTGAACAAGATATGGTGCTAAATTTTTACCTATAAATCCGTTTGAACCTGTAACTAAAATTCTCATATTTTTTCAAACCTTATATTATTTGGTTCTATTTTAATCCAACACATACCGCTTTGGCCTGTATTATGTATATCGTGTTTTCTTATTGTTGTTAAAGAAAATTTATGGTCTTCAACAAATTGTTTTGCATAACCTTCTTGTTTTGCTGTAAAAATACTTTCTTTATGAAAATATTGCATTATAGATTTAGGTATCCTCTTGTCATTTAACATATCAATTAAAAGTTTTATATAATAAAATCCTTCATCATAACTGCACAATCCGTCTATAAAAATAGATGAATAATTATTCATACTATATAAGCCCCAAGCTATTAATTGATCAATTACTTTAACATCTCTATCAAAATCAGAAAAAACACAATCAACATTATTCATTAGCTTAAAGTCTATGTCCTGGTTTAATAAAGTAAAATGATCTTGTATTTCTAATTTTTCAACTGTAGAATTAATAAACTCTGAATAAGATTGCCTACCTTCATTACGAGGATGACCATACTGTCGACCATTATCAATAGTTATACAGTTACCTATTCCGTTTTCTTTCATTGCGTGTGCAACTGCAAATGAAGTACAACCTAAACCAGTTCCAAACTCTACAAAAGTTTTATATTTTTTCATTTTTGTTAATGCATAAAAAAATAATGAACTATCTTCAGTATTATATGCTATTCCGTGTTCTTTTATGTATGTTAATAAGTCTTGGTTCATTGTTTAATCTTCTTTATTAAATCTGTTGTTGAATGTCCTTTTATTCTAGGAAATATAACAACATTAGCTAATTCATTTCCTACAGTCGTTTCAACAGTATAATCGTCACCTTTTACAATAACATCAGGATTGATTTTTTTGATAATATCTATTGGTGTATCTTCATCAAAAATTATAACCTCATCTATAAATCCTAATGCTTCTAATGTTTCTTTTCTTTTAACTTCATCATTAATGGGTCTATTTTCGCCTTTAAGACGTCTAACACTTTCATCACTATTAATACCCACCACAAGACGTTTTCCTAACGTGTGTGCGTGTCTTAGTAGCTTTAAATGGCCAGTATGTAGTATATCAAACACTCCATTAGTCCATACTATACCACGATTTAAATCATCAAGTGTAACTGGAGATACACCACGCTTTTCTACAGTTCTAGTTGCGGCATAACAAGCAAGTTCACACGCTTTAGGAATATCTATTCCTTTATTATAAGCATGAACAATAACTGCTAATACTGTATCACCAGCACCTGATACATCAGCTACTTCTTTTGTATCTTCTTTAAAATAATGATACTCTCCGTCTTTATTTAAAACATGAATACCATTAGCACCATCAGTTACGACTAGCCATGTCCAGTTATGGTCTCGCATATATTCTAATGCATGAGTTTTATTATATTTTCCATTCCATTGTTCGTATTCTAGCATATTGGGTTTAACCAAAAATGCTCCATCATAAAATCTTGCATCTTGTTTAGGATCTACAAATATTTTTACATCTGCAAACTCTTTTATATCACTAATAGTATCTTCTGTAACAGTTCCTTTTCCATAATCACTAACAACTATTATATTAGAACTTCTTATAGATGCTTTTAACCTATTAAGTGCTTCATGACTTTTAATTGCTACTACTTCTCTATCCCAACGTAAAAGATGTTGCCCTGTTTTTCCTACTAATCTTGTTTTAATAGTTGTTCTAGGTGCATCCTTAGATAAATTACTAACTATATTAGTCTTTTCTAATAAATGAAGTATATGAATACCTTGCGTATCTTTTCCTATTACTCCATATAATTCTACACGATTATTAATGTTCGCTAAATTAATTGCTAAATTGGCGGCACCACCTAAATTGAACTTTTGTTGTTCTTCTTTTAATATTAAAACATCAGCTTCTGGCGATACCCTACTAGCATCACCGATGATCCAACGATCCAACATTATGTCGCCATAAACTTTAATCATTTTTGTTCCATTAATGATACTAGTTTAAAGACTGTTTCTAGTTTTGTTAAATTTGCTTTATTTTGTAATGTATTACGTAAACCTTGGTGCAATGGTTTAGGCCAATTATTGAAACTTACCCAAGCATATCCATTATGTTCTTCGTTTAATTTTGGAATAAATTCTTCTTTTACTACACAAAGATATGTGTGAAAATTAAATTTGTCATCCCTACTAACAAACGTTTCTAAAGGAATAGACTTTATTATATCAGGAATAAACCCAATTTCTTCTTTGATTTCTCGTTGTAATGCTTGGAATGGAATTTCTTCACTTTCATTAGTACCACCTACAAGACCCCAAACATTATTTTGTTTACTTTGAACCCTATGCAAAAATAAAAATCTTTGAGTATCTAATGTGTAGAAGAGAGCACCACTACATATTATATTAGTCATACTAATAATTATGTTAAAGTGCTAGGCGCCAAGTGCCTTTTCGATATTCGCCTTCGAAGCTTAATGTCCAAGATGTACCGTCCCATTTATATTGGATACCGGTATTAAGATTGGTTGTATACTTGACATCTATAGTTGAATCAGAGCCATCATTTTGACTTGCGTCAAAAACTATAGTCCAAGCATTATTATCCCATTCAATTATATCGTTTGTTGATGCAATCAAATCGTTGCCGTTAACATCTTTCCAAGCATCTGCACCGTCTACATTAGTAGTTGCACCAATATCACCTAATAATAAAATCCTAGTTCCACTTTGTTTAATATCTGTAGGATTAGTTCTTGTTGGGTCAATGATATAATCAATAGTACCTTTAGTAACTGCTGGTCCTTCAAATACAGAGTTAGTTGGAATTGTGTCTGTATCCCAGTTTACAATAAGTTGTGTTTCATCTAATTCGTTAAGTGCAATAGTTCCTACAACACTACCTAAATCTAATCTATTTAAATAAATTTTACTTAAACCTGCAACATATTGTCCAGGTAATACATCTAAAACTACACGCCAATTAACTTCACCTGCAACACCTCTATCACCTAATACAGCAATATTATTAGTTACTATTAAGTCGTAATCTTTATACGTACTAATTGCTAGTGCTGTAGCATCGGCTCTAGTTGCTGTAGCTGTTTTATCATGTTTAGTACTTGTGTTATCATCACCTTTAACATCTTGTGCTTCACTATCATCATAACGTTTAAGTTCAGGTTGCGAAGATCCTAAATCAATTGTACCTTTTGTTTCATCAAAAATACTCATTACAACACTTGTTATAACTCCTAGCTTTTTAACTTTAGCAGGAGGTGATAACCAAATGGGAGTCATGAAAGATAATTGGCCGACATCAATCTCACTTTCTGTACCCATAGGAATACTTCTAGTAGAAAACGTAACATTTTCTAAATTTACTACACTTAAACTTGTCCAATCAACGTAGTTATCAGTTGTTTGAATTTCTAAACTTGGATTAAACAATGTTAATATTTGCTCTATTATTTGTAACTTTTGTTCTGTATTAGTTGACCAAATATCTACATTAATACCTAAATTAAACGGAGTAGGCATTAAACGTTCTACTGTATAGTTTTGTCCTTGCGTATTTAAATATTCTTTATTATTACTGTCATATGCACGTTCACGTAAATGAATTTTTCCTGTATAGGTCGCATCAGATGTTCTCTCTCTGTCCATTGCTAATGATGTAATATAAACAGATATTCTTGGAGCACTAGGTATTTTATTTTCACTATTATCACGTATGATATGTCCTACTTGACGAGTAATATCACCATACATCACAGGTATTTGTGTTAAATTACCTTTGCCATCCTTATAAGAAAAGTTACTAAACAATCTTATAAGTTGAGTAATGTAACGTCTTATTTGTCCGTCATAAAAATGTTGCATTAGTTATCTGCCCTTGGTTTCAATGCTTTAGACAAAGGTTGACGTTCTTTAACAGTTTCGCCGCCTATTACATTTTCTTTAGTATTATTAATAAATGATCCTTTATATGTAGCTTTGTCATCAGTATTAGTTAATGTCATACGTACTGCATCTTCCATTTTAATCCACCTTGTTCCATCAAACCTAAATAATCTATTAGGTAAGAAATCTGTTCTTAAGAAGTAATCACCTTTAATATTAGTAGCTGGAAATCCTATACCATGACCAAATGCTTCACCATTAGGTGCAATTCCATCACCTAATAAGTATCCATCATATCCGCTTCGTTCAGGTGTTTGATTAACCCTATCAGCTAATAGTCCGGCCTGTGAAGCATCTAATGTATCAACGTCTGTTGTAACAAGTTCAGGTTTACCTTGTTTATCAACTTGTAATGTATATAATTGTTGTGTTTCGTATCCTGACTTTTTAGCATCTGCTTCTGCTTGTTGAACAACTGCATTATTAATTTGCATTTCTTGTTCATAAGTTGACAATACATCACGTAATGTATCAGAAGAACCTTCTTCTGCTGGTAAGTCAAGTATTTCTTTAAACTCTTGACTATCTACTATTTGTTTTAATTTTACACGATATAAATGCGGATACCAAGTTTGGCTAAATCCTTCTGCCGCTCTGTTAACATCTTCAACTACATAATAACGTTTTAATGCAACTTGATAATCATTAAGTGCGTGTGGATCTTTTAAGTGTGGTAGTTCTATTACATCACCTGACATAATTTTTCTACCTAATGTTTTTACACTATCATTAATATGAATAGTCATAAACAATGTATCATTTTGTAAAAATAATCCAAATTGACTCATATCAAAGTCAATGTCTTGTACGTTATAAATTCCTCTAATTTGATAAATGTCAGGATCATATTTTCTATCCCTATTTTCAAGGAATAGCATATCCTGTATATTTGTTTCTTTTATAGCATCGTATCTTGGTTTGTCAGCCGTAGCATCTGCTTCTTCAGGATTTACAGGTCCTAAATACTTGTGAACAAATACGTCAGTTCCGCCCACTTGGAACATTTCACCGATATGTCTGTCTAAAAAGACGTAATCATTACCGTGTTCTGGTTTATATAGTGTAAGTTTAGGCATCGTAACAGTATTTATTCGATGCCGCTTCCCGATAAATACATATGGAGAGCATATAATATGAGCGGATTAGCAACACAAAAGCAAGAAGTATTTGATTATGTAAACCTATCATTAGGTGGGGGTATGGTCGATGTTGAGCTTGACCCAGCACATTATGAAACAGCCTTGAATAGGGCATTAGCTAAATTTAGGCAACGATCTGATAATTCTGTTGAAGAATCATATATGTTCCTTCCTACAGTAATTGATCAAAATACGTATATACTACCAGAAGAAGTAATTGAAGTTAGACGTATTTTTAGACGATCAATTGGATCAAGAACTGGAGGAGGAGATGGTGGTACATTATTTGAACCATTTAATTTAGCATATACAAATACCTATTTGTTAGCAAGTACAAATATGGGTGGATTAGCTACATACGAATTGTTCTCACAATACCAAGAACTTGTTGGAAGAATGTTTGGTAGTTTTATTGAATTTAAATGGAATACAACTACTAAAGAATTAACAATGTTACAACGCCCTCGTGCTGAAGAAGACTTACTTTTATATTGTTACAATAAACGTCCAGATAGCGAATTATTAAAAGATTATTTGGCACAACAATGGTTAAAAGACTATACACTCGCTACTTGTAAATATATGCTTGGTGAAGCTAGAAGCAAATTTGCCACAGTAGCAGGACCACAAGGCGGTACATCACTAAATGGTGATGCTCTTAAAGCCGAAGCTATTGCCGAAATCCAAACACTTGACGAAGAGCTTAAAACACAAGTTGCAGGTGGACAAGGATACGGCTTCTCAATTGGTTAAAATCAATACTTGACATTTACTCGTATTTCTCGTATAATATAAACAATATTATATGAGGAATAATCAAATGGTAATTGGAATTTGTGGGCTTATTAGCTCAGGCAAAGATACAATAGCAGATTATTTAATTAAAGAGCATAATTTCGTAAAAATCTCTTTTGCAGATAAGTTAAAAGATAGCGTAGCCGCTATGTTTGATTGGGATCGCGAATTGCTTGACGGTAAAACTGCTGAAAGCAGAGAATGGCGCGAAAAAGTAGACTCATATTGGACTAATGAAATAGGTAGCGAAATTACACCTAGACTAGTACTACAAAAATTTGGTACAGAGTGTATGCGTAATGGATTTTATGATGGTATATGGGTTAGCTTAACTAAAAAGAAAATACTAGATAATCCTGATATTAATTATGTTATTCCAGATACACGTTTCCCAAATGAAGCCAAAATGTTATATGAAATTAACGGGCAAGTTTGGAGAGTAGTACGTGGTGAAGATCCACAGTGGTTTACAGATTATAAGGATTTTGGTACAGAACCTAAAGATGTACACACTAGCGAATGGGCTTGGGCACACACAAAATTTAA